CATCAAAGGCAACAACAACGCAATCAGTACGCAAGCCGCAATCCAACCCATCACTTCTTCCCCCAATGGCTTACGAACACGAACCACATCCACAGGTAAAGGAGGAATATAAAAGTCACCACCACTGCCGCTAGCTTTGCTTGTAGGTTTCTTTCCTCCTCTTTGCGTAGCCATGCCTCTTGCCTCTTAATTGCCTCTTGCTTCAACCTCGCCTGAGTCTGCTCCTCATCAATCTTGTCCTTCATGCTGAAGACTTCTGAGTACAGTGCGCCCATCTCAGGAGGGCTTTGATACACCATGCACTCACGAATCTGCACTACCAACGCATCCATCTCTTGCTGTGCCATCACCCTCTTTAAAGCCGCTTCCATGTGGTTTTGGTCAGGGTCATAGACTGTCAAACTTTTTTCTTCTTCTTCCCTTATGTGTGCCGCTAATTGTTCCTGAAGCCTGAAAAACTCGGTCAGATTCTTGACAATATCAACTTTGACTTGGGTTTCATCTACCGCAACAAACTTTTCTTTCTTTTTCGCCACAGGCTTGGGCGTTGACTGTTTTGCCTTGGGTTTAAAGAAGTTACTAAAGTTACTCCAAAATCCAGTAACTTCCCTATAAACGCCAACAGCCTCGTCAACAGTGCTCTTGACCTCCATGAAAGACTCTTTGGCTTGCTTATACAGGTCACAGCCAGCTTGAATCTGTTTGACAAGTCCTGCCGCAAGGAGGCAAATGCTAATCGGGTCAATTTTGTATCCTTATCGTAATCTTTGTTCTAGCATTTCCAACTCTTTAAGCTCATCAGGTGTCATGGCTTGATTAGGTTGATTTGGTTGATTGGGTTGTTCAGGTTTAGCAATACCCAAATCTTCCTCTGTTATACCCGCTGTTTTATAAGCCTCATTCATAAAGCCAACTGTTTTTAAAGCCAATTTTGTTTTTTCTTCTCCTGTAGCTTTAAGTGCTTGAGAATATGTTTGCTCTGCTTTTAGTAAGTCTCTAACACCATTTTTACTGGTTGCAAATTTTGCCAAAGCTAAAGGCGTTAAAAGTATTCCACCAGCAGATAAAACTGTTCCTGCCAATCCAATTCCACCAGCAACAGATGCACCTGCTGTTATGCCCAATAACACTTTTTGTGCCGAATCAGCTTGGGCAGACGCAAGAGCAAGAGAAAAAGTATTTTGTGGTTTTGCTTGGCTTAATCTTGCGGCATTCACAAGTGTTTTAATGTTATTTCGTATTTCCTCATCAGGTATTGCGGCATCAAATGTTCTTTTGAATTTTTTGTCTTGTAATTTTTTATCAAGAGACAACAAAGAAGCAACAGCAGTTTCTTGACCTTCAGTTCCTATCAATCCAGAAAGATAATTTTTTTGTAAAGACGCTTTAATTTCACCCACATTTAATTTTGGATTGATTGTTTGCGCTCGTTCCAAAGATTTGTACATTTGCTCTATCTCTGTAACATTACCAGTAGCAAATATGGTGTCGCCTACTCGCTCAACAGTTTTATTGTTAAGTTTGGCTAAAGATTCTGGAAACAACTCAGTTGTACTTTCTCTATAAAAATTAGATGTTTCTCTATAAGCCTCTTTTAATCTAGGATTTAGTTTTGATGCTGATAAATCCATAGCCTGTTCAATTGCGTTAATATTTTGAGACAAAACAGCTACCAATGGGCTATTTGCTCCAAATTCATTCTTAACATCTCTTAACTGAGCATTTAAATCAGAACGCAATTTATGTGCTTGAGTAAAAGTTATGTTGCCTTTTAGGTCAGAAATATTTTTAAGTTGAGTTACAACTTGGTCGCTCAATGCAATGTTAGGAGTCCCTGATCTAGAAATATCAGCCGCTTCTTTTAATCTTGCTAAAGCATTATTTGCTATTGGACTTACATCCACAGAAACATTTTTTCCTGCTTGCTCAATTACCCCATAAGCCTCATTAGCCGCTAAACTTAGTTCTGATTGAGCATCCTTTATTGCCTCTTTATAACTTTTACCAGCCTCTACATCATCAACAATTTTGGGTGTAAATTGATTTAAAATTTTATCTCTTTTGTTTTGCAATGCTGTTGTATTGGCTTCTTCAAGTTTTGCAAATGTGCCTTTACCAGCTATTGAGCCTCTACCAATTGACTCAATAACTCCAGATGTAGATGATGGCTTAACTTGAAAACGAGTTAATCCACCAAAACCTTCTTCTTCCAATAAAGTTTGTACTTGTCTTTTTATTTCTATGTCTGGTGGAGCTTTTGTTGCAAATAAACCCAATGAAGGTAATTTTGCTTTTGCAATTTTAAATAAACTTCCACCTAATTTAAAGACAACATTCCCTGCCGCATCTATAGTTACTTCATTGATAGTGTTTGATAACTGTTCAGCAAACTGTTTAGTCAATGGCTGACTCTTGCCTTGAAATGCTTCAATTTGTTGTTTTGTTACTGTGCCTGTAAGCGCACCAGCACCTGTACCTACAAGACCTCTAATTACCCCTGCTGTACCTACTCTTGCCTCTGCCCCAAGCACTGGATTTCTTGTGCCAAATGTTGTAAGCGCACCGCCAACTAAACCACCTATCTCTGGCAAAGCCTGCACTGTTGCTCGACCTAATTGTTGACCAAATGATGGTTGAGGTCTTGGTGGTTCAAACACAGACCCATATTGTTGTTCAAGAGCCTCTAACTCTTGTTGTTCAGCAGGTTTTAATGCCATGATTAAGTCCTTTTATATCGACAAATTATTATTTAGATTGGTTTTGTTTTTCTCTAAGCTCAAGAAGGCGTTTTTTATCTTTCCTAATTTGTTCAGTTACTCTTTTTCTTTCTGAAGCAAAATTGTATTTGTTCAAATCGCCGCCTTGGTCAAGATAGGTTGCAAGTGCATCATTCACGCCATTATCAATTAAGGCATTTTCTTCAATCCTATCTGCAACATATTGCAAAGTTCGTAATGACAAACCTCTTGAACCAATAGTATCTTTTAGGAACTTTACATCCTTGTCAGACAAAGAACCTTTAAGATTTGATGCCGCACCAATTGTTAATTCACCCAAAATAGTGTCAATAATTTGTGATGCTGGAACACCTTGTATGTTTATACCAAATACTTCTGCTAATCTACTTGCATCCAATGCAACATCACTACCAAATCCTGTAAATGCTTGTGGCAAAAGAGTTTTAAGATTTCGTGCAAGAGTTAGTCGATCAGATGCACCATAAGCATCTGTTTCAACAGTTGCGGCAAGTTTAGCTTTGTTATCTAAAATTGCTTTATCTTGTCTTTGTTGTGGAGAAGTTCCTGCTTTTGCTTTTTCTCTTTCTGATTTTTCAACAGCCGCATCTACTTTTCCTGATTCTTCAGGAGTTAAGTCAGCATAAGGCTTTCCATACATTGTTTTAGATTTTCTTTCGGCTTCTGTTCCAAAGGCAATGCTTCTTTCTTTTTCTGATTTTTCAAGATATTTAACAATTTCAGCGTTATATTCAGCAGTTCCTTTAGTAAATCCTTTACTAGTGGCAACTGTTTGAGCTTCTTGAATTTTTGCTGGAATTTTGTCTGGATTTTCAATTTCTCTTAGATCAGCAACATTTTTGCTAACCTTATAAGTTGCCATGCTTGCAGGGGTGTATTTACCTGAACGAAGCAATTGTTCAAATGGGTCAGCACCTTGTTTTTCACGAAGTCGTTGAGTAGTCAAAGCCATTTCAGACATTGATTTACGAGCACTTTCAGCAATCTTCATTGCCAAATCAGGAGCACTTCTGGCATATTTCTGAGCAACTCTCAATTGTTGTTCAGGGTCACTTGGGTCAAGTTCACTCAAGATTTGTTGTTGCAAACCAATCATCTGCAGTTGAGGGTCTTTACCACCCAAAGCACCACCAATAGCATCACCTAACTGTTGACCACCACGATAGAAGCCAAACTGAGCTTGTTGCATGGGTGTTAACTGTGCATAAGCCAGTGCTTCATTTTGCATAGCCGCTTGCCGTCTTTGCAAGTATTCCATCTCTGCCGCACGGGAAATTTCAGGACTAAACATTCCACCCACAACAGATGGAGGTGCTTGTCTTACTGACAGTGCTGAGTATGGTTCAGCATCTGGTATTGGAACTTCACTTTGCACCCTCTCTGCTGGAGTAAAGTCAGTAAGGAGAGATTGGCGGAATGGTGGAGCCATAATTCGATCAAACTCTGATCTTGCCATGTCAGCCCTACGCTGTTCTTCTTCTCTAATTCTTTGAGATTCAAAATCCATATCCATATTTTGATTTGCAAAAAGTCTATTCATTGGAATTGTGTAGGTACGGGTTGGCATGATTTATTCCTTAATAGTAACCAGAGGATAAATTGTTTACAGGAATGGATGCTTGGTAGGCATCAGAAAACGCTTGTTGTTGCGGAGGATTAAAGTATTGATTTAATCCTTGTTGTACATAAGGATTGTTTCCAAATCCTGTCAATGCCGCACCCAATCCACTTTGCCCAGAAGCCGCTTGCAGAGTCCTAGCCGCACCCAATCCACCAGTTAATAGTGCTTGACCAACATTGCCACCAGCGGTAGCAGAACGACCACCAAGTTCAGAACCTAAAGCTAAAGGTTGTTGACCAAGAGATTCAATGGTAGAACCAGCACCCAAGTAACTTGTAAACGGACTCAAAGCACCGACTTGACCAGCTTGATACTGACCCATTAAGCCAGCACCAGAACCTAACAATCCTGCACCAAAAGCCACATTCTGTTGACCAGCTTGTTGAGCCTGAGAAGCCAATTGCAAGTCTTGTTGTGCCAATGCGTTGTAATACGCTTCCATCTCAGGACTAGTAGCACCCAAACCACCAGCACCACTAGGGCGCAACCCTGTAGCACCTACCGACAAGCCACCACGACCTGTTTGAAACAACTGGTTTTGCAACTGAGCATATTGACGCTCACGGCTAGGCGCAAGTAAATCTTGTTGTTGTTGAATGTACTGAGCCGCTACTTGCTGTGGAGACTGCTGTAGGTATTGCTGACCCAATCCAAACAATCCTTGAGCACCTTGCTGAAGCGGAGCATACTGCTCCTGTGCCATCTCAGCCTGAGTTAATGCACCGCCTGTAAGAGCCTGTAATCGGTCTTGATAGGCTCTTAATTCAGGAGAAACTGTATAACCAGCACCAGAGACATAACCATCAGGGCCAAACTGGAAGTTTGAAGTGCCGTAACGAGTAGTTACACCAACAGGGCGAAACTTAGCCGCTTCAGCCGCAATTCGTGCAGACTCAAGTTGAGCTTGTGCAGATTGTCGTGCCGCATCTCCAGCGGCTTTACTTTGCATCGAACCGCCAAGCAGTGATGCACCCCCCATAATTGCGGCGGCGGCTATAGGCATATCAATCTCCCTTAATCAAAATTTCATCCACTTTAGACGGGTCTTTCTCGTCAGTGGCGTGAATACAAAACCAAACACAATCTGTTATCGCTTTGACTCCATGAGTCAACCCTGCTTCAATCTCAATACACGCTGGTGCAGAAACAATGTCAATCTCAGTACCACGCAAAACAGCAACCTTGCCATGCGCCAATATCGACAAATGACTGAAATTGTGCGTATGCTTCAAGATGCTCATTCCAGCAGTGAAGAATGACTCTTTGGCATACAACCCATCACTAAAATGATGAGTAATGCGATATTGAGGGTCTTGCATCATCATGCTGTGCGCTTCCACATATACACAGTAATGTATGGCTGGTAGTTAGCATTTGTTCCACTTGAACCAGTTGTACTGACAGCAACACTGATACCAGTAGTAGCACTACCAGTATTTGCAGTTTGAGCACTAACCCTTGCACCACCACCACCAGCGTTACCAATTCCGGGCTGGTTGTATTCTGTTTGTGTATGCAAGTGTCCGGGGTCTGTAACTGTTGCTGTGTGAGTATGGCTTACAGTGATTGCATCTGCACTACCACCAGTTTCTTCAGCAGTGTCAAACAGTGCATTGCCTGAATCAAAACCAACCATGACACGACCAGCACCAAATGCAGTCCATGTACCAAATCCAAGCAATGTTGCAGGGTTAGTGCTGACAGAAGCATTTGTGTAGATAGAACCTACTGGATACAACAAAGCAATTGCCGCTTGAACAAAAGCAGTGGTTGCTATAGTGGTTGTATTACTGCCAGAAGACTGAGTAGTCGCAATAGTACCTGTAGGCAGTGTAGGCGTACCAGTAAAGGTAGGACTTGCCAAGTCTGCCTTAGTCGCAACAGCAGTAGCAATGTTGTTGAACTCAGTATCAATCTCTGTACCTTTGACAATCTTCAAAGGATTGCCAGAAGACAAATTGTCTTTTGTGGCAAAGTTCGTGCTTTTGGTGTAGTCACTCATAATTTTCCTTTAAGTCATCTTGCCATTTTTGGCTTGAATTTCAATCTTCTGAATAGACAATGGAGTTCCATTGATGTTTGATTCATAACCTGTCTGCACAACCTTGCCTGTTCCTGACGCTGGAACAACCAATGTCTGTAATGCAACACCATCAGAATAGTAAGCAATCGTTGTGGCATTTGCGCCATACTCAGCAATGCCATAGTAATAAACATTCTGAGTTGGAATAGTTGCATTGTCAGACAAGTAGTTTGTCTTGAAATCAAAACCCCATTTAAATGTAACCACTTGATTTGACCCGCCAATCACAACAGTTGACAACTTCTTCAAAATTGAAAGCACATTCTGATCGCCAAGGTCAGCATGGTTTGTGTAATACAACATACGATAAGCAGTATCGTAATCTTGATAGGTGTTGTAGTAACCAACATAACCATTTTTGCCAATGTAAAGACTTCCATCTCTACGAGACACCATTGATTTAGGTGTAATCGAATCCCAAGTAGTTACCCTTGCAGAGCCATCAGGCAAGTAAGCCTTGGTATCAAAACACCAAGTTGTATCAATGCTAGGAGTTGTCAACAAGTAAAAGGCTTCACGCTCTGAATAGACAGACTTGATATTTGCTAATGTCTCACCAGCCACAGCACCCATCAAATCATTACGAATGTTCTTAGACAAGTCTCTTTCAGGTGCAGACTTCTCTTGAATTGTTCTCATCAACGATCTGACACCAGAGTTTGACAAGAACAACACATCAGTGCTTGTAGTCTGAATACTATCTCTAGCAATGCAACCAATACCTTCAACAGTGTCACTCAGTGTCATGGTTGATGGTGAAGTAGCACCAGAATAAACAAGAATCTGACGCTTACCAAAGATGAACAAGAAACCATTGTGTGCCGCTAAACCAGTGATCTGGTCAGCACCATTCACCCAAACATTGTTCACATTCAATGAACCAGCAGTACCTGTTGACCATACATGACCAGCAATCAAGTCGCTGAAGTAAACAGTGGCATTAACAGAGTTTGTATTTGCCGCCCACAAACGACCAAACGCTGAAATCACAATATCAGCATCAGGAACAGTAGCGGCATAACCTGTCTTCTCTGAAACTCTACGATATGTTGTAGTCGATACAGCAGGGTCATAAATCAAAGGATTCTGACCAATTTGGAAAAAATAAGTGATGCCGTTCAGTGAAGCACATTGCCAATTGCTTGCAGTAATAGTTGGTGCAGTACCACCCCCCCCATAGGTGAGTTCGGTAACTACATTACTTGCTCCAAGTTTGAATATCTTGTTGTTTCCAGCAAACAATACAGTCAAAGAACCATCAGCCAACACTAATTCATGGATGACCTTGACATCATTTGCACCCAAGTCACCAGAAGAAGCATTGACTCTTGACCAACCTTTGCGTGAACCAATACGACCATACTGGTCAATGATGCAGTTTGTCGCAACCAATGCAAAGCCAGCATTCAAATCAAGAGGCGAGTCTTGAGTGTTCAACCCATAAAAGCCGGGGGCTGAGATGCTGTAAGTTTGAATTGCTTGGCTCATATTGCCACAAACTCCTGATTCTCAGGATAGCGAGTGCCTTCCAAAGCAATGTAGTCAGAGAGCATTGACTTGTATAACAGATAAGCCTCAGATGAAGACAGACCACCATCTTCACCACGCTCAACCAATGCACGAGCATAAGCATTCTGAGAAACCAAAACATCAGGCACAGCAATAACTGTTGCATCTGCTGACAAAGTAGCTTGAGGCACTGTCAGGCTAAATGGGATGCTATACACGCCATCAGGACGAGGATACAGCGTTACCTTAGTGTTGTAGCTACCGTCAACACCATCAAAGGCATAGTAAAAAGGGATACCATTAACAGGAGTCGAGAAGTTCTGAAACCTGTTCATGGATGCAAAATCAATGTTCTTCATGCGTAGATTACTTGTGACATTCAACACATCAAGAACTTGGAATTTCTGACCAGCACCTGTCAGGGCATAAGAGTATGTGCCTGAAGTAGTGCTCAGAGTAATTGTTGTGCCAAGAACATTCCAAGCAAAAGCATCTTCTACTTGACGCTTGGCATCATTGATAAATTTACCAATAAGGGAAGAATAAGATGTTTCGGAAACAGTTGAAACAGTTGCTTCACGCAACCGAACTAAAACATCGTTTACAAGTTCTAAGTATGTCATCTGCTTGCCTTCGCTTTGTTCCTTGCGGATATAGCTTTAGCTTTTGCCTTTGCGTCAGCCTTTGAGGATGCACCCCATGCCTTGAGCGAAAGAAGCAGTCTTGTCGGTTCACCATCCTTGTACTCTGCACCAGCCATACCGCCCATGCGAGCCAAGAAACTTGCTCTGCGAGGGTTATCCCCCGACTTTACTGGTGCTTTTAAGTTGCCACCAGTTTCTGCATTATAAGATGATCTCCCCTTGGCATTCAACCCCCCTTTGGGATTTTTGCCCTCGGAGCGTTGCCAAGCAGGAGTTTTCATCACTTCACCTTTTTAGGTTTCTTTGCAGTCTTTGCCGCCTGTTTAAAGTCAGCCGCAGTAGGAGCACCCTTGCTACCTACTTTACGCATCTTCTCGCCAGACCCTGCGGCTATACGAGCCTTTTTTGCATTGATGTTTGAGTACAAGCCAGTTTTCATTTCATCTTCTTCTTTGGCTTAGACATCCCTGCTTCACTCAAAGCAATGGCAACTGCCTGTTTTGGGTTCTTTACAACCTTGCCACCTTTGCCAGAGTGCAAAGTACCTTCCTTGAATTCACCCATGACTTTCTTAATCTTCTTCTGTGATTTAGTCATCTTCATAGGGTTTCTCCTTAGTACATGATCTTGGCAGTGATCGTGCCAGAGGTGTAAGCAGTGCAGTTTGCTCGCAAATACTTGGGAGCATTAGCCAAAGTAACAAAACCATCAGCAGTCAAAGCAGTACCAACAGTACTGAATGTTGTGCCATCAAGACTGCCTTGTAGGGCAACAGTGGCGGTTGTAATGCCTGTTACATGAAGAATTGCTGGTTGACCAGCATCTGCTTGAACAGCTTTAGATGCGCCTGTTGCCACTACAGCACTCAGGAGTGTTACAGGAGTAGTTAAGGATGCCATTATTTACCTCTTGAGGATTTCTTCATCATGTTGGTAGCAGTTCTGCCACCACGCATAGGCAAACCTTTAGGTTTTCCAATAGCAACCATGATGGTCACAGGAACACCCTTCTTCTTGCCGTATTCTTTTGCTTCTTTCTCCCCTTTTTCAGAGTAGGGAAACTTCTTTTTTCCGACCATAGGCATAGTGTTCTCCTTATTTCCAGAGTCGATCAGCAATAAAGGTAATGATGCCGCCCATGAATGAAGCGATAGTCATACCCATCCAAAATCCACCTTTGCCTTTGTTGGCAAGTTCAAGTAAGGCTTTTACATCGCTACTAAGTAAGTGCATCTCCTTTTGGAGTGCTTCTACTTGAGCTTCTAATTTTCCAAAGTCTCTAGCATCAATGTCAGACATTTGTTAATACCTTTCTTGGTCTACCCATGCGTTTAATTGTGGGAATGACAGGCGCACGAAAGGCGGTATCTGTTCTAGTCTCTGATTCTACAGATTCTATGGTTACTTCTGGTTCGTCAACTCTTACATAACCCTGATGACCCTTCATAGAGTCAATGTCATGCTGGAGGGTAAAAGTCACACAATTACCCGATTGAAGACAACGAAAAGTAGCCATAAAACCCCTTAAATGAGAAAGGGGGAGACTAGCCCCCCCTATCATTAAACTACAGCACGACCAATGATGAGTTGTAATGTAGTTCCACCCAAGTCAACAGAACCTGCTGTTGGGTTGTAGGTCACGATAGTCACTGTGTCAGCGGCTGAGACATAGGCTCTACGAACCAATCCAGCTTCACTAACCTTAACTGACATACCAAGAACCATGTCACCCAAAACAACGCCTGAAACAGTTACTGTATCTGTAGCTGTAGCACCAGTACCAACTGATGCGCTATCTAAGGTACAGGAAACATCCCAAGTGTCTGTAAACAATCCACGAAATTGGTCATTGCCCCTGCGGGAAACGACTGCTGTTGCTGATGCCATTTTGTTCTCCTAATTAGGTTAAAAAAGTCCCCCTACCCCTATTGCTAGAAGTAGGAGGGACAACTGCAATTAGCTAGGAACAACCAAAGCGAACATGGATGAGGACTTAGCCGCACCCACAGTAGCGGCATTACGCAAAGCGGCAACGCCATACAAAGTGTCAGATGTGAACAGAGTAGCCAAATACTCTTGTTTGTACTGAACTTGTGAACGCACACCAACTTGCTCAACCAAGACCATAGCGTCTTTGTGACCCATCAAGCAGACACGAGCAATAGCAGTACCAGACGCAGGGAAAGCGGCTGTTGCAGATGCAGAGTCAGCATTGCTAGAGGTGAACACAGGGATACCATACAGGTTACCGATTTCACCATTGCGGATAGCATCGCCATTACCGACAAATGCTTGTTCGGTGTAACGAGCCAGACCCATCAAAGTGTTGCGGCTTGATGGAGGGATGATGAAGAAACGATTGTCCATAGGAGTATCGTTGTCATCAAGACGCTGAATGGTGCGGCGAATAGCCGAATCAGTCAGAGCAGACGCATTACCAGTGTTGGTGTTTGCAGTGTAGTCAAAGGTAGTTGTACCGTCACCGCCAATGAAACCAGCGTCATAACGAGCAGAACCAGCAGTGCCACCGTTGGCTGAACGACCCAACTGAATCAAGTCAGTATCAACTTGACGAGCCAAGGCGTAACCAGCATCAGAAGTGTAGAACTGACGCATGGAGTTCAGAGCTTGCGCTTCAACGATGTCCTCAATCAAGCGGCTATATTCATAGTGCTTGTTGATAGACACAGTGACTTCAGACTCAGTTGCGGCAATCAAAGTGACTGCTGTTTCAGCAACTTTAGCGGCGGCAGAACCACGAGTAGGTGCAGGAATGTGAACAGTGTCACCTTTCTTGCCCTTGAAGTTCATCTTCATAACGAGGTTAGCAAGAACCAAGTTTTTCTTGTAAGACGCTACGATTTCATCTGACCAAATGTCTGGGATGAATTTATCTGCGGTGGTAACTGTTACCGAGTTTGTGGGGGAAAATGATGTTGCCATTTGTGTACTCCAATAAGATCAAAAGTTAAGTTATTTGACCCTGCCCTCTGCGTATGCTTGCATGATTTCATCACTCAAAGCATCGTATCGGTTAGGGTCTTGCATCTTCAGCCGAATAAGGTCTGCCCTGCGATAGACTCGTTTTCCAGACTCTCCAGTACCACCAACATCAACTGTTGCCGCTTTAAGGTTTGACTTGCGTTGGGTTTCCCCTGCATCGCTAGTCTGTTTTGCCTTAACGCCCTTCAATTCCTTGTAGGTGCTCAACAATTCGTTAGCACTGTCATAGTCAAACTCACCATCAGCTTTAGCGTACAAACCAATGCGAACAGGTGAAGATTTCACCCAATTCACAAAGTCTGAGTCTTGAACAATCTGACCAAAATCAGGGTGTTCTTGCGCCAGCTTTTGCTGAATTTGCATCTTTTTGAAGTCTTGACCCGCTTGGCGAGCCGCAACAACATCAGGATGGTTATCAACAGTCTTACGAACAGCCGCCTGTGGATTCTCGAAAAAATCTACTTCAGGTTCTTCCTCTTTAATAGGTTGAGACTTATCAGCAAGGTTTTGCTTAATGAGTTCATCAGCGAGTTTTCTAACCTCACCAACTTCTTGAGCTTGCTTGCCAATTAGCTTTTCAGCTTCTTGGTGCATCCTAATAATGTCAGATAACTGTTTGCCCCGATACTTATCAGGAATATCATCTGAACTATGCTCAATTGTTGATTCAAGTTTCTTCTGCTCAACAATGTCTAACTCACTCTGCATCTCGTCTGGATTGTCAATCAACATATTTTTCCTTTTTCCTGCCACTTTTGGGTTCTAGGATGACACAACGGCATAAATGCTTATGTTGTGGTTTTGCGCTCTTGCACCAACTTATCACGATGTTTCTTGTCAAATTTCATCCATGAAGATGGAAAATGACCCGACCAACCTTCTAAATTGACGCTAGGTGCGCTGATTGTGCGATTGGCTGAACCACCGCACTCACATTGAGTTACTTGCGCCTCATAATCGCAGTACCTCTCAATTCTGTGTCCACTCTCGCAGACAAATTCATACATTCTTTTCATTCAATTCCTCGTAGGCTCGTTCGCTGACCTCTTTCAAGGTTTTCAGCCAAGTCAAGATGGAAAGTTCTCCTTTGCGAAACTGCAAGGTCTTTTCATCAGGAATTACGCTTATATTATTGAGTGACTCTATCATATTGTCAATATCAATAATTAAATCCTTCCAACCATCCATCCCCATCATCTCAAATCGGGATTCGTAATACTTTTGTAGGTCAGGACTCATGGCGTGTCCGTTTTTGGCATTGCCGCTTTGATTGCGTCAGCAGTTGTTGCCGCATCAATTGCAGTCTGCATGGCGGTGTACTTGTCACGCACAGCTTGCCTTGCCGCTTCAGCCGCTGTTGCTTCAGAGGGAATAGTTGCCTTGATGTCCAATGGCGCAAACTCAAGCGTTCGTGCTTCTCTGCGCTTGTCGTGGGCAATGGCTTTTGCTTTAGTGATGTTGATGGTAATCATGCTGTGTACTCCCATGCGTTGCGGAATGTGCGGTCTTCAGGAATGTCAGCCACATCCACAATTTTGTAGGGCTTGCCTTCAGGGACTTTTGTTTGGGCAAGCACCTCCATTGTGTTTCCTTCTTGTGCAAGCCACTCAGGTGCTGGAATTTCGATTGCCACACCACCATCGTCTGTTGGGTAAATCACGCGAAAATTAGACACGAGCAAACTCCTTAAATGTTTGTTTTGCCACCGCCATGTAAGCGGCTTGGGCAAGTTCTGAGGTTTCAAAGACACCGAGGTAGTTATTCTTACCTTCAATGCAAATGGATGCTGCAAATTTTTTCCCGTGTGGATACACGCCCTTCATGCCTGTGACATT